GATCAGGAAAATCAACATTGGCAGAATCATTAGGCGGAAGGCATATGGAGGCTGATAAGTATTTTATGGATGGAGATGAATATAAATTTGATGCTTCTAAATTAAAAGATGCACATGAATGGTGTCAAAATGCTGTAAAAGTATTTATGCATTTTATGCAAACCGAAAGCAAAAGAATTATAGTATCAAACACATTCACTCAGGAATGGGAAATGCAACCATACTTTGATCTAGCAGAAAAATACGGATACAGAGTTTATTCTTTGATTGTAGAAAATAGACATGGAGGAGTAAATGAGCATGGAGTACCAGAAGAAAAATTAGTACAAATGAAAAATAGATTCACTATAAAATTATAAGAAATGGAAAATAACAATAGCTGCTGTTTTGTAGCAAAAATAAACGAAGTAAAAGCAATCGAAGGAGCAGATAACATCGAACAAGCAGTTATCGGAGGATGGAATACAATTGTAAAAAAAGGAACACATCACGCAGGACAACTAGTAATAGTTGCAACTACTGATGCAGTTATTCCTTTAAAACTTTCTGACGAGTACAATGTAACCTCTTACCTAAGAAAAGGACAAAGAGTTAGAACTGTAAAACTAAGAGGAGTATATTCTGAATGCCTAGTAATACCAATCAACCCAAACTTTGCAATAGCATACTCAGAGGGTCAAGACATGATGGAAAAACTTGGTATCACCAAATACGAACCACCAGTTAAACAAATTCAACTTGCTTCAGGTAGAAAAATTAAATGGAGAGACAATCAAAACTTCCACATCTACTACAAATTCCCAAACCTTAAAAACGTTGACGGAATGTTCACTGAACAAGATGAAGTACAAATCACTAGAAAGATTCATGGTACAAATGCTAGATATGGTATTGTAAAGAAAGGACAATTAACATTCTGGGATAAAGTAAAAAAATTCCTAAGAATTGCTGATGAGTGGATTGACTATGAATACATTTACGGATCTCATAACTGTGAAAAAGGAAGTGACTCTCAAGGTTTTTATTCAACCGATGTTTGGAGAACAGTTGCTGAGGAATATAAAATCAAGGAAAAACTTTGGACCATGGTTAAAATGTATGGAGCTAAATATATTGGTGAAGGAGTAATTATTTATGGAGAAATTTATGGGGCAGGAATCCAAAAAAACTATACTTATGGATTGGAAGAAATTCAATTTGTAGGATTCGATGTTAAAGTAAATGGAGAATACCAACCAGTAGATTCAGCACACAGTAGCATGGTTTTAATGTTAGGATTACCTCACGTAGAAGTTCTTTATGAAGGATTATGGAACCAAGAAATACAAGACAGTTTTGTATTCAACAACTTTATTGAAGGAACTAAAACTCCTCACGAGGGAATTGTAATTAAAATAATGTCAGGTGAAAGAAACAAAGTAGCAAAGGTAATCAATCCAGACTATTTAATCTACGGAGAAAAGAATGATGTAGGAGATAGCCACTAGACTTTATATTTATAATAAAAATAAGGCATGGTAAAATTATCAAAACTAATTAGTGAAATTATACAAAAGACAGTAGAAGCTAATCTCAATGAATCCCAATCTATAATTCATAAAGAAGTCCTAATGTTTTTAGAATTAGCAAATCCTGACTTTGCATATAAATACTCAGAAGATCTACCTAATATTTGGACATTTGAAGATATGTTTGGAAATTTAGTAGAAGTATCATTTGACCCCTCTTCTAAGTATGTAGAGTCTTATTACATAATGAGAGACTTAGTAGGAAACCCTGTAAAGGTGTATGACTATGAAAGAAATAAAGAAGCAATTGACCCTACTTCCTTTCAAGGAGGATCGGATGAAAACCGGTCAGATACTATTTGCAAAATTCTAAGAGATGAAATTATACCTAAGTATTTAGTTAAAAATAGAGCTTCTCTAATAAGACTTCACCCATTAAATGATTACAGATACCAGATCTTTATGAAATGTGCTGAAATATGTAAAGAAAAATATCCTCAAATTGATATACAACCTAGAGGGAAAGAAATAGTATTAGTAAATAAATAAAAAATAATTAACAAAAGGCTTGCTTCGGCAAGCTTTTTTTCGTATATTTAAGTATTAAAAGAAATAAGATATGGAATTATTCAAATTTGACCAAGATAATTTAATTTATCATAGGATAAACAAACCAATGTACCTATTAAAGTACATCGGAATAACATTAGGATTATGTTTAGCAATTGGAATTTTTAGTTCAATGCAGTACGTTCAAAATGAAAAAGTAAGATTAATCAAATCTGAATCTGTTATCAACTTAATAACAAACGAAACATTTTCCAAACAAAAATTCTTTGAAGAAGTAGATAGAAGTAATTTTGCCTACCCTGAAATAATCAAAGCACAAGCATTAATTGAAAGTCAACACTTCTCTTCTCCTGTTTGGAAAGAGAATAACAATGCTCTAGGAATGAGGTTTCCTAATCAAAGATTTACTGTAGCAACAGGAGATAATTTAGGACATGCCACTTACCGAACATGGAAAGATTGTATTAAGGACAGATTAATTTACGAAGCATTATACCTAAACAACTTAACAAAAGAACAATACTTTAGATATTTAGATAAAGTATATGCAAGGGCATCTTCTAAAACAGCATACTCAGATTTGATCAAAACTATTATTAAACAAAGAAACCTATAAACTATGGAAGATTTTTTCGAAGACATGAAAAACAGACCTAAACCAAATCTATTCAGAAGAATATGGATGTGGTGGGCAAACGATGGAAAGTATTACCACAAGTACGCTAAACAAGGAATAAAGAACTTATGGTACTGGTTTCCAATTATCTGGAAAGACCGAAATTGGGATGACCACTATATCTTTGAGATACTACAACATAAACTAGTAGCTCAAGCCAATTACATTAGTAAAAGAGATTTTCATACAAGAGCTCAACTTGATGCTAAAAGAATGAGACTTTGTGTAAAGTTAATTAATAAAGTACAAGAGGAAGACTATGCCATGGAGTATATGGATTATGCTAAAGACAGAGTTTGGTTTACACCTTGTGAAGACAGACCAGGATCTTCTCTTTATAATAGTGAAACAGTTTGGGAAAAGTATGATGAGCTGTTTAAAAAGTATAAACTAATATATCGAAAAGTTTTAAAAGGTGAAGGACCATTTACACTAGACGGTAGAGATGAAGCTGATATGAAAAGAATCATTGCTATGAACATTTGCCATATCAACCAAAAACGAGCTCAAGATCTACTATTTAAGATAATGAATGAAAATATAAATTCCTGGTGGGATTGATCGGATGTATAGTAGCCCTTGCAGTCATAGTAACAGCGGCATTGTGGGTAAGTGGAATTGATTCTATGAAAGACAATCACCCAGAGTACAAAGGAAAGGATTTATTTAACGAACAAGAAGATGAAAAATAGTTTAGTAAACACTATCTACTACTCCCTCCCTAACAACGGATCTCAGGAAGGGATTAATAGTACAACTAGAAGAATGGAAGAGGCAAAGACCTGTGCACAAATAGCAGAAGAATTTGCTATTGGATTTGCAGATTGGAAAGATAAATTTATAAGTGAGGTAGGTGATTGGAAGCAAGATGGTGTTTATTTAAAAAATAGCTATACAACAAAAGAACTATTAGAAATCTATAAAAAAGAAAAAAAATTATGAACAGAGAAAAAGAAATAAAAATTCTAATTGATTATTTGAAAAATGATGTTTTAAACACATCAAAATATCCAGAGTTACTATTAGATACTATTATAAACAACGGTAAACTTATAGAATCTTATAAAGCAGAGTTAGAACAAATTAAAAAAGAAAAAGGACTATGACACTCAAAGAAAAGTTTTTACCATTTGTAGATTACATAGACCTAATTAACGACAATCCAGATAAAGAAGAATGTGGTTTAAGAAATGCTAGTAAATGCATAGAAATAGCAGATGAATTTGCTATTGATTTTGCAGCGTGGTGTATATGGAATGAGGTAGAAGATGTATCTACCTATTCTTTTAAAGAACTATTAGAAATCTATAAAAAAGAACAAGGATTATGAAAGTAATATTTCTAGATAATGACGGAGTAATATGCCTAGCCAACAACTGGGGTAGTAGATTTAAAAAGCAAAAAAGAAGCATAGCTGAAACAGTTGCTGATAAAGATCTACCTGTTGAACTTCGTTTTGATAACTTTGATCAAAAAGCAATCAAAGTATTAAATCAAATTCTAGAACAAACAGATGCCGAAATAGTAATCTCTTCAGATTGGAGAACATGGGCCACTTTAGAGGAATTAGGACAGTTTTACTTATCACAAGGAATAGTAAAAAAACCTATAGCACTTACTCCATTAATGAAGGATTTTGATGATAGTGCTTTTCAATTATTCTGGTATAAAAGATGGTTGGAGAAAATCAGAATCGTAGAAATACAACAATGGCTAAAAAATAATCAAGTTGATAAATGGGTAGCCATTGATGATTTGAATATGAGTCCACAAGCAAATGGAGGACATGGATTAGAGAATTTTGTTTTAACTCCTCGCTCAACAGAAGGGATAAAACAATCAGGAAAAAAAGAAGAAATATTAGGATACCTGAAATAAATTTCGTATATTAAAATAAAAAAATAAAATGAAAACACAATACAGGTTAATAAAAAAGTATCCAGGAAGTCCTAAGGTAGGAGATATAGTAGAGGGATATGGAAGAGATGGTTGGTATAGTAAAGGAGAAGGACATTCAACTTACGATTGGAGACAAGTTGTGAATTATCCAGAATTCTGGGAAGAAGTGATTGAAAAAGATTATGAAATACTATCCTATATTAAAAAAGGAAGTATAGCATGTACTACAACCAAAAGAAGAGGTGGAGAAAATCACGAAGAGTACTGGAACATACATTCAGTAAAACGCCTCTCAGATGGAGAAATGTTTACAATAGGTGATATGATTAAAACAACATATACTGAGCGTATACGAATACTAGGATTTCGAAGCCCAGAAGCAAACGAATATTTTATTGAGATATTAACCGGCTTTACTCGTTTATCAACCATTGAAAAAGTAAAACAACCAATCTTTCTAACACACGATGGAAAGGATATTTTTGAAGGAGATACTGTGTGGTGGGTAAGAAAAGAAAGTTACTCCTATTCCTGCTTTGAAGCATACTCCGGAATAAAATTTCACTCAAACCTAAATGCATACTTCCTAACAGCAACAGCAGCAGGAAATTATATTAACAAAAACAAAGTACTTTTTACAACAGAGGATGGAGTTGGTATAAAAAAAGATGAAGTAGTATATGTAGTTGATGGAAGACTTAACAGCATCGATATGATAAGCAACTTCGTACCGAAAGACTACCCAACAATGAAAGCTTTTTCAACTTCACAGGCAGCAGAAGATTATATTATTGAAAACAAGTATGCTCTTTCAATTAAAGATTTTTGGGACATAACATGTATGTCAACAAGTAATTTTAATAAGAATACTTATACGAAAGATTTAGTAAAATGGAGATTAAATTTAAAGTAAAATGAAATACGTTTTACTATTAGCAGCTTATGAATTGATAAGATCCAAAGTAATTTGGTTATGGTATTATTTAATAGATAAAGGGCAAAAATGAAACTAAGTAAACTACTAAAACAATGGATGTTAGAAGGATTAGTTGCTACTGATAAATTAGAAACTGAGTATTTTGAATTAAACGAATTAAATATAAATTCTTTAAATAGCTATGAATACGAAGAAATTGAACTTCCAATTTATACTAAATCCTACAAATTTAACGATAGATGTGGCAACAAACTAGTAGTAGTTTACACAGAAGGTATTGATGAATTCAAAAGTGGATATAGAGTTAAAGGAGTTGATAGTTTAGTTTTTGATCCTACAAAATTTTTAAATATAGAAGACGGTGTTAGACCATGCCCTGATGATAAAAGAATCAATACTGTGTATAAAATACTCTTAGAGGAAATAGTTCCAAATTATTTAATAAATAAAAAACCTAGTAAAATTTATTTTAATCCAATTTCTGCTTCAAGAGATAAATTAGTAAGCATCCTTATAGGTAAAATACTTAAGGTCTACCCTCAACTAATAAAAAATAATAACTACTTAATAAATAAGTAAAATGAAAACAAGAATAACAATCCTTTCGGACACACATACAAGACATGGATTGATTCCAATGGAAGATTTACCAGGTGGAGATCTATTACTACATGCAGGAGACATAATGAATTCAGGTTACAACAAACATGACATTCATAGCTTCTGTACTTGGTTTCAATCATTAAAACAATATGAGGATAAAGTATTTATAGCAGGTAATCACGATCGATTGTTTGAAAATGTACCTTATGAAGTAGAGGGATACTTAAAAGATTATCCTCTAATCGATTATCTACAAGATGAAGAATTAGTTTTATATGGAGATGGTCCAAATGGAGATATGCCTGAAAATAACATTCGCATTTATGGATCACCTTGGCAACCAGAATTCTATTCTTGGGCATTCAATTTACCAAAAAATGGAATTGAAATAGCTTCAAAGTGGTTAGCAATTCCTGATAACACAGACATTCTAATCACTCATGGTCCTGCATACGGAACCTTAGATACAGTAAAAGGAAGAGAATGGGATAGTTTAGGATGTGAACTGCTAGCAAAAAGAATTGAATTAATTAAACCAAAGATTCACATCTGCGGACATATTCATTCAGGATATGGCTATGAGTTTAAAAATGGTACTCATTTCTTCAATGTAGCAGTATTGGATGAGCAGTACAACTACACTCAAAAGCCAATGACGTTTGATTGGGATAAAGAAAAAAATACTGTTACCTTTCTTTAAATTATATTAATAAAAACTTTTTTTCGTGATATTTATATTAAATAATAGGTACTAGTCCTACCTAAGAAAAACATTACGGAGATTTTAAAAATTTACTACGGACTAGGTAGTTGTTTTTAATTTCTCCTTTTTTATTTAATATGATTGGCATTTATAAAATTACAAGCCCCACTGGGAAGATGTATGTCGGACAAAGTGTAGACATCGAAAGAAGACTTAAGAGTTATAATAAAATGAGATGTAAGGAACAGATTAGATTATATAACTCACTAGTAAAATACGGTTTCTCTGAACATATATTTGAGGTTGTAGAAGAATGTAAGGTAGAGGAATTAAACACACGAGAGAGACACTGGCAGGATTTTTATGATGTATTATCTAAAGGTGGATTAAATTCTAAACTAACAAATACTAATGATAAATCTGGAGTACGTTCAGAGGATTCCCTTGAAAAACAATCTAGAAGTTCTAAGATTTTTAATAAAACTCCAGAGGGTATCTTAGCACAAAGTAAAAGAGTAGAAAGTCTTAAAGCCCTATATAAAACAGAAGAAGGAAATATTGCTACGGCTAAGAGAATAGCTAATACAGATTATGCTGCTAGAACAAAAAACACAGACTATGTAGCTAAAGTAGCAAATACTGATTATAATATCTTTCAAGAAAAGAGAGTTGCTAATATAGATTGGGTCTCTAAGGTAGTTAATACCGATTATGATGCTATAGCTAAAAAACGTATGAGACCTATTAACCAATATGACTTGAATGGAATCCTTATTAGAGAATGGGCATCAACTAAGGAAGCTGGAGAATCATTAGGGATAAGTAGAGGTAATATTACAAACTGCTGTAAAGGGAAGTATAAATCAGTTAAAGGGTTTGTCTGGGAATATAAAAATAAGTAAAAAATAAATAATAAAAGGCTTGTTTACTCAAGTCTTTTTTCGTATATTTAAGTATTAGAAACAAATAAAAAATAAAGGTTATGATATTCAAAAAATTATTCAAGTACACACCCACACAACAAGAGCAACAATTTATAGACATTGTAAATAAGTTGCTACAACATCCTAAAACATCTTTAAGGATGACACCACTTACTAATAAGTATTTTCTTATTAATGAGCAAAAACATTATTATGTTTTACTTCAGAACTCAGGAGTGCAACTTACAAATACAAAGTTCTCTTTCTGTAAATCAATTCATCCAAAAGCATATGATATGATTATTGATATCATTCACGATCATATTGAAGTCAACAGACAAGCATTAGAAGAAAGATTATTCAAGAATGAAACAACAATGCTGAATACAGTATTTAATAATTTGTAGTTATGACACTAGAAGCCCAATACAAACAATTTTTAAAACACAACCCAGACTCAACCTTTTCATTCAATGAATGGATGAGTTGGCATGGAAATCAAATGGAACAAGCACTAATTCAAATGATGCAAGACGATGAAGAGTTAGGACTGTATGATTATGACTGGTGTAAAGGAAATGTAGTTTTACCAAAAGAAGAAATTACCTTGGTAAAAAAAGAAACGAAAGAACTAAATCCTTACATAGGACCATTTCTATTAAATAATGGATTTGAAAAGAAAGAAAATAATAACTATCATAACTCAGAATGTACTATAATAGTTAATAAAGATTATTACGAAGTTCAATTTATAGAACCAGACCTTGGAGGAGTTTCAATGTACACGGATTCTTTATCAGTTTATCACCTAGTAGGAATCTTAACTTGGTTTAATTTAATAGATAAAAATTATAAAAAATGATAAGACGCTACGACGAAGAATTTCAAGCATCATCCATTGTAAATGGAAATGAAGTTAAATTATACAGAAAGTATTACCACAATGGAAAATATAGTTACTATATTCATTGGGGTGAAGCTAACACACAAATGAGTAAACAAGAATTACTTACACCCTCAGGAAGAACACCTTCAGTGGGAGGAGCAATAAAACAATTTCTCAAAGCAGTAAAAGCAGCAGAATATTTAAAATTTAGTAAATTATAATGGCAGCAGAAAGCAACACACCGGTAGATATTGAAATCTGGATTGAAAAAGTAATCAAGTCATGTAAGACTTATCAACAAGTTCTTAAGATTAAAAAACTAATAAGACTGTATTTAAAGAGATTAGAACAAGACGGACTACCATATTATATTGTTAATAGTATTGAAAGAAGATTTGCAGCTATGGAATATGAACAAAGAGATTTAATACTATACAGTAATGAAAAAAAGTAATATACAACCAGTATCAGAAATAGAAGCTGACAAAAGACGTTTATGTGAAATCAGATTCGATTGCTACGTAACAATACACGATTCAGGTACAAGATCAATTGAAGGAGGAATGATAGGAGTATCAAAAGATTTACCACCACAATGGTTTAAAAGTCAATCAACAATGACCCTAGAGGAAATAAAATACCAGAGTCATGAATTGATAGGACTTAGGTTAAAGCAAATGTTATTTGAATTAGAACAAACAATTGAAAAGTATGAGAATGAAAACTAAAAAATGCGTACTAGAAATTCTAGATGCTCTTTACGATAGAGCAGGATTTGATGATTGGTGGGATAGGATAGGTGAGGAATTAAATGATGAGATTACTGAGGAATTAGAAGCAATAGTTAAACGTAGACTTGAAAAAAATGAATAAACTAGATAAACAATATACAGACTTACTTCAAGACATTCTTGACAACGGAGTAAAGAAAGAAGATAGAACAGGTACAGGAACAATCTCCATATTCGGAAGACAAATACGTCACAATATGAAAGATGGTTTTCCTTTGCTTACTACCAAAAAAATGCCATTTAAAACAATTGTAACAGAACTTCTTTGGTTCCTTCGAGGTGATACAAATATCAAGTATTTGGTTGATAATAATTGTCATATTTGGGATGGTGATTGTTACGCTAACTATCTTAAAAAGTACGAACAAGATAAAACTCCTGGTATCGTTTATTATACTGACCCATTACAGTACAGACCTTACACTCAAGAAGAATTCATCAACAAAATAAAAACAAATGATGAGTTTGCTAGAAAGTGGGGTGAGTTAGGTCCAATTTACGGTAAGCAATGGAGAAAGTGGAGTATAAAACCTACAATGAATTCAGAAACAGGTGAAATCTTTATTGGAAATATGTGGATAGACCAAATCCAAAACCTAATCAACGACCTTAAAACAAATCCAGACTCACGCAGACTTTTAGTATCCGCTTGGAATGTTGCTGATTTACCTGTTACTGATTATAGGACCGATGATGAACTTTATCAAGATTATTTAAAGAATTTATTAGAAAACAAAAATTTTAAAAATTGGAATTATGAAAATTAAAGTAGAAATTGTAGATGATGAATTAAAAACTATACTAACAAAGTATATTAGTGAGGAATCCTATAAACACGCAAAAGAGCATCACGTTACTAGCATATTAGAAGAAATGGCAGATGATATGTTACTTGATATCAAATGGGCACTAGAAAAGTTAAAAAACAAATAGGTTATGAGTAATAAATTAACAAAAGAAGAGTTTTTAGAAAAACTAAAAACAGATAGAGATTTTAATAGTAGGTATGGAAGAAAACATATCACAGAAGGAAAAATGGTTCTTCCACCTTGTCATTACGGGTTTCAAGTTTATACAAGAGAGTTGAGTTTTGATGAGTTTTGGGATAGATTGACACCTGAACAAAAAGGTAATATGGAAAAACCTTATGAAGGTGAAACCTATAACGGTATAGATTCTAGAATTGAATTAAAGAACATAGTATCAGAGATACACAATATCCCAACCAGAGCAATCTCTTTAATGTGGAATCAACGTTCAGTAGATACATTCTTAGGTTTACCATTTAACATTGCTTCTTATGGATTATTATTGGAAATAATTGCAAAAGAAGTTAGAATGGTTCCTGATCAATTAATTGGAAATTTAGGTGATGTTCATTTGTATTCAAATCATATAGAACAAGCCAAAGAACAGATTGGGAGATATTTTACTAGTGAAGAAAGAACAGAAGTATTAAAACAAGCAATGGGTGAAGAAGTATTTCAAAATGCATTTGACCAACAAGTACCATTTGGAGGAGGATTATCTGAATACTTTGGAAAGTATAACATCAGTCCAGGTTTGCATACAAGAGAACCTTATCCATTACCAACACTAAAATTTACAACTTGGACAAATATGGTAATTAAGGATGGTAGAGATTTAGATTGGATTATGAAAGAAACAGATACCGTAGATGACTGGTTTCAATTAGAGAACTATCAATCACACCCAACCATTAAAGCACCTTTAAGTAATTAAGTATATGAATTTTATAATAGGATTTCTTTACGGAATAATAGCAAGCATTCTTACATTTATTCAACTACAGGGACAGTTCAAGTGGGATTGGTTCAAAAATAACCCAATGATAGTAGCATGTATGGGTATCCCAATTTCTATGCTATACTTAGGATCAGTTAAACATTTAGTAGAACATTTCGATGGACAACTTTGGCCATCACGTTTAATGGGTTTTGCAACAGGAGCAATCATATTTACAATTATGTCTTACTTTTGGTTTGGAGAACCTCTAACAGGAAAAACTTTAACATGCCTAGCTTTAGCAATGGTTATAATGGTAATTCAATTGTTCTGGAAATGATAAATTTAGAATACGTTATAGATGGAGTATACGGTGTATACTTCAATCAAAAATGCATAGGACATTTTACCATTCAAGATGATGGATACTTTGGATTTTATACAAACGAACGTTCAGGGTATTGGAGCTCATATGCTTTAAGACTTATAGCAGATAAGCTAGATGAACTAAATAAAGAATGGAACGAATATATTAAGAAAAATTTAGGAGATGAGTAAACTAGAAATATGTCACCACTGCGGTGAAGAAAAAGAAGATTGCTATCACGGGTACATAGCAATGACTCTTCCTATCCCAGAAGCAGAAGCTTTAATTGAAAAATGGGGAGGAAAAGAATGGTGGAAAAATTTAGAAAGAACTGATCTTACTGAGGAAGAAATTAAAGAACTTGATGGTTTAGCCACATACGACCAGTTACTAAGCACAGTTGGAAGAGGAGTTCAATGTGATGATTGTGCTGCTAAAGAAGAAAAACTATATGAAAAATACTACCCAAAAAGTTTGGAATCATAAAATAAAGTTCATATATTAATCTATGAGACAATTAAATAATCATATCAAGGAAGTTATGGAAAAAGAAACTAAAGAAACAAAACAACCAGATGCTAAAAAGCATTTAGAATTATCAATTGCAAAATCATGTATTAGAATAGTAGCTTGTGGAGCAGGTATGTTTGGAATGTATGATGCAGCTTTTATAGGTTTACTTCTAGCAGAAATAGTAGGAATTAAAGAAGAATTAGTATAATGAAAAAGGACTACACAAAAGCATTTGTATGGATAGGACTTGGCTTATTCACAATTGTGCTATGGGCAACGATTTACAACTTAATATTTTAATATGAAATTTCAATCAACAAAATTATTTGACGGATACTCTACATGTTTTCGTCAATGGAAAGCAGAAGGTACTCATTGCAGATTCTTACATGGGTATGCTGTATCTTTCCGAGTATGGTTTGAAGGAGACCTAGATGAAAGAAACTGGGTATGGGACTTTGGAGGAATGAAAAGAGCTAAAGGAAACATTAATGGTATGAGTCCAAAAGCATACTTCGAATACCTATTAGACCACACTACAATCATAGCCAAAGACGATCCATACTTGGATCTATTCCAGCAAATGCATGCAGATGGTATTATTCAGTTAAGAATACTAGAAAGTACAGGATGCGAACGATTTGCAGAATACCTTTATAAAATAATCAACTACTTCCTATCAGAGGAAACAGAAGGAAGAGTAAGAGCAACAAAAGTAGAAGTATACGAACACGAAAGAAATTCAGCATCATATGGAGAGTAAATTAAAATTTCTAACTGAGGTAACGGAAGAAGCTTTACCAAAACTACATCACAGGTATTACAATGGGGGCAATGAACTAAAGGTAGGAGATAACTTAATATTTGCCTTTACAGATGTTTTAGATAAAGAAGGAAAAGAGACCACTACCATCAAGACATTCGTACTAGCTCCAGACCATCATTTTTTCTATGAAGTAAAAGAAACAAAATAGTTAGTATGAAAGATCAAAATATACCCAAGTTATTAGCAGAAGAGGCATGGAGAATGATACCAGATACTTGTAAGAGTTCTATGGCTGGTATAAAAGATTCATATATAGAAAGTCTAACAGAAGATATTAGATATGCCACAGATAATATTATTGATGAATTTGCTATTGGTTTTGCGGAGTGGGCTATAGCTAAGAATATGGGTGTAAATAAATTTACTCTATATGAAGGAGAATTAGAAATCTATAAAGAAAATAATCCAAAATAACATCGATGTTTTTATAATTCTGTGATATTTATAATAAAGAAACATTATGAAACATTACATTTATAAAATTACAAATTTATTAAACAATCGAGAATATATTGGAGTAAGATCACATCCATTTCCTGAAGAAGATTCTTATATGAGTTCTTCTTTAATTTTAAAAGAAGAGATAAAAAAAGTAGGAATTAAAAACTTTAAGAAAGAAATTTTAGAGTATTTTAATACTAGAGAAGAAGCAGATCAAAGAGAGATAGAACTTGTAAATTACTTGTACGTAATAAATCCTAACACATACAATCAAAGAACAGGAGGACCTTCTGGATCAGCTTTGGCTTCTTTGAGATTGGATGTTTATAAGGATGTTGATTTAATCATTGAGAGATATAAAAAAGGAGAGAGTGCAGAAGAAATCGCTCAAGATTATAAAGTAGACGCTACATTAATCAGAAAAAGAATTATTCCTTCAGATATAAGAAGAAATCAATCCGAATCAAATAAACAATCTAAAATAAAATATCCATCAGGGAATATGAGAAAAGATGTAAATACTAATTCTGAACAAATTGTAGAGAGGTATAAAGCAGGAGAGGGTATTCACATACTAGCAAAAGAATATCAATGTCATCCTCAGGTAATAGGTAGAATTTTAAAACAGAATAATGTAGAAAAAAGATCTCCTTCAGAATCTCAAAAATGTAGAGCAGATTTAAAAAAGCCTAAAAGAAATGACCTTTGGGATAGGATTTCTGAAATAAAATCACTATATTTACAGAACAAAGGCTTTACAGAAATAGGAAGAATTTTTAATACAAGTGATACGCAAATAAGATTAATGTTAAAAAAAGAAAACGTAATATGAATAAGTTAAAAAGAATTGAAGATTATAATAAAATCTTACCAATAGTTGAGGTCTATTCCGCAGTCCAAAGTGAGGGGAGTAGAGCAGGATATCCTACAATTGTAATTCGAACAAGTGGCTGTACTCACCGCTGCTGGTTCAACGAAGGAGGATGGTGTGACAGTCCATACACATCAATTCATCCAGAAAAAGGAAAATATTCATTCCAGAATATAATCGAAGCATACGACAGAAATCCTCACATCACAGAGATGATGTTAACTGGAGGATCACCAACCATGCATCCAGCATTAGTAAATGAGCTAACACATTTTGCACATGAAAGAAAAATATTTATCACTATTGAAACTGAAGGATCACATTTTCTGGAAACAGACTTTCCTATTAATTTACTTTCCATATCACCTAAGTTTAGTAATTCGGTTCCTAAAGTCGGAGTACTCACACCTCAAGGAGCGGTTACGGATGAGAAAATGGTTAAGCAACATAACAAACTAAGACTTAACTATGAAGCAATGTCCAAATCAATTGCTTACCATTCTGATTATCATTTGAAGCCAGTATGGGATGGAGAGGATCAACAAGCATTACAAGAGATTCTAGGATGCATCAAGCTGCTAGACATACCTCAAGACAAAGTTTGGTTCATGCCCGCAGGAGATTCAAGAGAAGCTTTATTCAAATCATATCCAAAAATGTTTGATTGGGTTCGAGATAATGGTTATAGATTAACCTGGAGACCTCACATCATTGCATTTGAGAGTGAGAGATGTGTGTGATATCATTTGGATATTAAAATAGAATTTAGTACATTTACCTATATAAAAAATTATAAATGAAAGAGAATAGAAAAAAAATCCACAACGATTTAGAAGTGGTACAAGAAGGATTCGCTAATGGTGTTGCACCTGGTTTCCCTTTAGATGATGAAGCTAAAGCTGAAATGATTGAAAAGGCAGCTAAAGCTTATGGTGAGTTTTTAACAGCATTAGGTTGCGATTGGGAAAATGATCCTAATTCGGCTGATACTCCAAGACGTATAGCTAAAAAATATGTTTTGGAACAATGGAAAGGTAGATATGATATTCCACCAGCTATTTCATCTTTCCCAAGTGATGGTTTTAGAGGAATGGTTGTTCAAACCAATATACCTTTAACAAGTATGTGCAGTCATCATCATGAAACCATAACAGGGAGAGTGCATATTGCCTATATACCTGGGGATGATGCTAGAGTAATTGGTTTATCTAAACTAAACAGATTAGTAGAACATTTTGGGAGGAGAGGAGCTATCCAGGAACAGTTAACAGTCGCAATTCATAGCGCTGTAAATAAAGTATGTGAGGGGAATATTGGGGTAGCAGTCTCAATAGTAGGAGAACATAATTGTGTAAGTTGCAGAGGTACTAACCATAAAGGGTCAGCAATGGTTACCAGTGAATTAACAGGAGTTTTTAGAGAAAAACCTGAGGTTAGAGATGAGTATTTTAAATCAATTGAAATAGCTTCACATTATAAGTTAAACTCTTAGTAAACCTTAGGAATTGATAAAACTAAAATGTATGTTATGTTAAAAGATGTTAATAATAAATTAAAATACAAAATATAATGGCTTTAACAATCAAAAATAAAATTTATCTAAGTTGGGACGATATTAACGATTTAGTTGACAAATTGTGTGAGAAAATAATTACTGAACAACCTAATATAGACTCAGTATTTGGGCTAAAACGCGGCGGGCTTATACCTGCCGTGATGGTGTCACATAAATTAAATTTACCGTGGTCTGACGTAATGTATCCTAATACTCTGGTAATAGATGATATTTGTGATACTGGGGAAACCTTGAAAAACTGTATTGGGGGTTATACAGCCGTACTTCACCACAAACCCCATACATCATGTTATACTCCCAATATTTATGCTCAATTACATGAAGGGGATGAATTTATTTATTATCCTTGGGAAAAACGAGACGCAGATCCTATACAAGATTACTTAAAAACCAAATAAAAAACAATGACAAATTACGAACAAATTATCCAACTTACAGAAGTTATTACAAACTTAGAAAAAGACATCACTAAGGCCACAGAAGCTAAACAAACTGCCTCTACTAAAGATTTACCTGAAGTAGAAGAAAATCTTCAATATCTTGAAAGTGTTTTACAAGATTTACAAGCACAAAAAGAAAAATTAATAACTGAACTTTAAATGGAAGGTTTTGATCCAAATGCTCCTTCGAGAGGGTTAGGTGATACAATTGCCAAATTTACTCATGCTACTGGTA